ATCCAGCATCGTTGCAGTCGCATAAGCCAGAGCCTCAGCCGCTGTCATCGTTGATGCTGACCACGATTGCAATACCACGACGCCGCCAAATGTTCGTCGTTCGGTTAGCTTTTGAACTGCTGGATTGATGATCGGCGGGGCGGTTTGCATAAAGGGATACCAGCCATAATTGGCTAGTTCCGGGTTTGTCAGTAGATGAAAATTGCTGACGTTGCCAAATACAATCGGCAGGTTTTGAGGCTCTTGAATGACGTTGGCGATGATCTGGCAGTACATGGTTTAGAGCCTTATGAATTAGGAAATGGGCCTGTTGGTGTGAATGTTGCGGTGTATCGGGCTACACCTTTAGTAATGCGAAACTCGTCAACATATGCGTTGAGATACCCGAAATAAATTCCGTTGTTTTGTTGGCTTCCAATAGATATGCCCGATACGTCAATTGCAGTTGATCGCGTCCCAGATGCGACACTTACGCCATTCAGCCACAGTTTTACCGTTGATCCGCTGCGCGTGAGTGCTACGTGTGTCCAAGTGTTGACGAAGCTCGAAGAGGCTATCGAGTAACTGAATAAAAACCCGCCCATGTACAGCTCGATAGCACCGGGGACGGTTGCAAGTTGTATCTTGTTCAATTCAATTCCGCAAAACAGGATTGAATACCCCTGATATTGGTTGATTGTTGTAAAGTTATACCATCCTTCAATCGTGAAATCGCCCGAAAAGTCAAATAGGGTTGCATGTGAGCAGGTTAAATAGTCGCCGTTTCCGTCAAGATACGCAGACGCTCCACCAAACTGGCTTTGTGCTGTGCTAATTTGAGCGTTTCCGCTAGGTGTAACCGTCAGTGCGTTCGGCCCGCTATCGGTGAACGTGGTCGAACCGTTGGTCCCGTCCATGTGCAAGAGCAGGGAGACGTTTGCGAACGTAGGATCACCACCGGCCTGATTTATCAAAGTACGGGTTGCAATCAATGATTTTGCCCCGCTTTCAAGCCTATGTATGACGTGCCGCCATCGAGTGTGATGAAGGTGAAGACGTCTGTCTTGTTTGCCGTGCTGGTCAATGTTGGAGCCGTGCCGCCTGACCATAGGATCGACGCTGGCCATGTGACTGACAAGGCTGTCCCGTTGGCTTTGAGCAGAAGCGTAAGGCTGCCAGCCGTGCCGTTGGCTGGTGGGTTGCTAATGGTCAATGTGGTGACGTTTGCATTAAGTGCAACCGGCCCGAATATGTTCCCGTTTGCCATATTTAATGTCAAGTTGCCGCTTGATATTGTGGGTATCGTTGCGGATTCACTATAATTCTGAATTTTCGGGCTTGTCAACAAATTACCGTTGGCTGTGATCGTGCCTGTTGTTGTGATACCGTTGGCTGTGATCGTGCCTGTTGTTGTGATACCGTTGGCTGTGATCGTGCCTGTAAAGGTCTGATTAGCGGAAAACGTGTTGGCAGTTGCAAACAGCCAAGATGGGCTGTAAACCAGTGCCGTCCATGCCGTCCCGTTGCCGATCTTGTATTTCCCGGTGTCGGTCTCAAAACCGATTTCGCCATTTGCCAGCGTGGTGTTGGCTGATGTCCAGGCGGAGGCGGTGTCGCGTCGTACTTGAATTAAGGCCATTAGTTTGCTATTGCACTCCCGCCATCGTAAGAGCCTGTGTTGGTGGTTGTTGCTGTCCCACCGTCAATTGTGGTAGAGATTGCGGCATATCGACCGTCGGCATAAGACCGGGTCAGGATCGAATTGGCCGACCAGATGGTGACATTGTTTAAATTGGCCGAAGAAGCCGTTATGGTGATATTACCGTCCGGATAAAGATCTATCGCAGAGTATGAAGTATAATTGTTTTCAGCAGAATAGACCGTAATGGCGTTTGCAACGTGATAATCTTGAAGCGTTAATGTCCCATTTGGGTTAGGCTGCAAAGTCTGGATTGTGAAGTATCTGTATCCGCCAGCGCAATGGCTTCCATTTGATCCAAAATACTGGATAAAGCCTTCATGTTGTTGCTCTAATATACTCATGCTGTACCATTGCCTCTCGGTCCAATAATTTTTACGTATCGGGCATCACATTGTGCTAGTGTCAAAAGACTGTATGGCGTCAGTGGTTGCGTATATCTTAACTCGACATGGCCGGAATTCATCAGCATTTGCGATGTGCCTCCCCCTGTAGTATTCGCGTCGATATGTTCAAGCATCATGCAATATTTTGAGTAGAATACGCCCGCTTGTACTCGATCGAGTTGCGAGGTTGTACCGGTATTGTCGACATTCGTCATATAAACCCCCTGCGTCGTGAATGGATTTGGGGAGCCTAAGTGCCCTAACGAAAGACGCCTGCTTCTGGTTTGGCTTCTGAAAACAAGTGAATATTGATCGCTCTGGAAAGATGTCATATTTGCATTCCCGCCATAAACCATATTTGCATTTTCTCCAGCAAATACTAGGTTTGATCCAGTAGTAACTTGAAAAAACGTGGACAGTGTGGCATTTGCTCGTATACCGGTTGTTTCTTGAACAGCACCATAAATATTGATTGTACCGTCGTTGCCTGTTGTAATATTTGGCGCGCCTGAAATACTTCCCCATGCTGAAGATTGGGCACTTAAAACCCCATTGCCATTGATAGTCAGGTTTCCGCCCACAATCACACCACCAAGCGTGCCGTTTGTGGCTACAGGGAGCGTATACGATGCACCCTGCGGGCCAGTTGCACCCTGCGGGCCAGTTGCACCCTGCGGGCCAGTTGCACCAATAGGCCCTTGCAAGCCAACGCCAATTTTTGCAGATTGAGTCGAATCTACTTTTACCGTGTAGTTTTGATTAGCTGGATTAGCAATTATTACAGATGGAGTTGGCTCCACCTTTACCGTAACCCTGTAGTTTCCGTCAGTTGGATCAGGCACGACTTATCACCTTAAAATCGCCCAGGATTCTTGTGCGTGTAATGTCCGAATCCGTAAACGTCATCCACCATCGCCAATTGCCAGCACCCGCCGACAAAGTCTGAGTATCTGAGAATGTTACCGTCACATTCCCCGTAGTCACATTTGACGATATCGTTGCGTTGTATGTTGTGTTTGTTGTTTTGAAAGCAGAAGCAAATGTCGTGTTTGCTATATTCACAAACGTGTCTGAACAGCTTGTTCCTGTGGTTACAGAAACAATAAATCTTACGTCATCGCCAGCAATTGCCGATATATTCAATGTCGTTGGAAGGAAATTAATATCAGGCATTTTGCGATGTCTCCATAGATTCTAATGGCTGGCTGTTCACTTCTGGCACTACCCACTCATTAACCGCAGAGTCATCGGAATCATCGGAATCCAAAGTGTTTTCAATTTCGCTAATCCCTTCCATCATAGCGTGATACCACGGCAAAGAAGAGTCGGATTTGTTCACACCCGACCGGCTTGGACTCAACGGGTCGCTGTTTCTCTCGCCTTCAATTTTTGACCTCTCCATGCCACTGGGAGGAACTTTTATCGACCCGATATTGTCGCCCTCAGAAACTTTTCCTTGAGGAATCATCTCCGCACGAAGCTTGTCCCTGTCAATTCCAACCAAGTCCGCATCAGCCGAATCCGACTTGCCCTTGCCTACAATATCCCTCGACTCGTTTAAAGTCGTAACACCGCCAGCAAAAAGCCTTATCGCGCGGTTTGCAGATATCTGTTCCCGATCATCCAGTTCTTCAACAGGAGAATAGTCAAAACTGAATTTTATCCTACCTGCCCTTACATCCTCTGGATCTTCAAAATCGACCAATAACTGGTGCGTCATTTCATCCGCAAACGTCTTTTGAAGCGGTATCAATCCATGTACGTAAGCCGCCCGGATCGCCTCTGCATAACTTCCGTAAGCACCAGAGTTTTCGACGTTCAATCCAAGTACGTCAGGATTCAGTCCCATTACAGACAAAACTTCCGCTTGCGGAACCTTTGTTATCAAGTGCAGACCAATCTCCTCTGGCGTCATTCCAGATTTTACAATGTCATACGCACCCGTAAGCACCACTACGCCACCACGCTCATCACCAGATGTCGCGTCTTGAAGCTTTTGCTTGATCGCTAAAGCGTCTTCTGAATTTACCGTAAAATCCCCTTTTGGAGTCGCTATCATCCCAGGTACACCAAAATTCCTAAGCAGAGACGCTGTGTAAGTCTGCGCCTCATTAAGAGTCGCTATCGCCCTGATAGCCGCATGTAGTGGACACCAGCCCGAACGGTCTTGATCCATGTCTATGTACTGCCTTACGTGAATTACGTTGTCAGGCTGTACGTCAAGGAAGTTTCCGTTAATGTTGTAACGCCAGTATGTCAAATACTCTGAGCCGTCTGTTGGGTAAATTGGATTCACACGGTCAGGTCGCCAATGCTTTAACTCAACAGGTTCGCCAAGACCGTTGCGAACTTTCTCAATCCAGTTGTTCCCATAGCATATCTGATCCCTTACATACGTCCCAATGAATGCAGATTCGCCTACCCTCTTGTGGGGCCTACGCAATAATCCTAAAGCAGGATGGTCGCGGATCGGTTCCTTGATCCCATCGCTGTCCACCCTTACTACCTGCAAATGCGGAACAGTCCAGTTCCTCGACAGCCAGTGGATCCCAGACGCAACAGTCGCGTTTTTCCATAAGCCCATCGCCATCAATGGGCCGTAATCATACGTAGTTCCGGGCAGCACTACCGTGTATGGTCGATAGCCACCACCTTGGCCACCCCACCCATAGTATGGCGTCCGTGAGCGAACCAGAGATTTAAGAGAGGCGTAGATTCCCATAGCTACATCCTAACACAACTACCCTTTTTTGAAAAATTTTTTTTAATTTTCCAACAGTAGGGGGGATGCCGATGCAAGGTTCGCGCTCTCCTGGAACAATCCGCGAATATATGTTCATATGTGAATATCTTCATATGTTCATATGTGAATATCTTCATATGTTCATATGTGAATATCTTCATATGTGAATATGTTCATATGTGAATATCAACATGGCTACATATGTAAATATCAACATGGCTACATATTTTGAAACAAAAAAGACCCCGCTCATAAATTATGAGCGGGGTCTGACTAGATCAGGTTCAATATCAGACAGACCCACAACATGGACCAAACGGCCAGGACTGCCAGCGTTTTTAGGATGTCTCGGATCATTCAAACACATCCCAGCTAGGGAAAATGCCGTCAACTTGGTGGCTGCGCAGCCAACCGCGCTGGAATTCGTTCCCATTTTTGGCCGTATCATATGGCGAATTGTCAAGGCTGGAAAGCGCGTCAGCTATGCCGGAATTACAGGCTGAAACGGATTTCAGCCATCGCGCATACCGATTTTGTGGATGGAATTCTCGCTGCAAAACCTCGACCAAATGAGCGTATTTTGTGGCCGATTT